TCACGGATGTGTGAATGGTCAGAGGAAGCTCAGGACGGCAATCCGCGTGGTCCCCAGGGAGTGCAGACTTAGTGGCAAGACCTTAAAGATTTATCGCGCCTGTAGGGAAAGGTATGCACTCTAATCCTCTGACCGGAAAGATCACGAAGTCCCTTTATGAGGCGGAGTCGGGGAGACGGTACATTCAAGTGGAAAACGTCCAGTTGAAGGTGCCATGGCGATACGGAAGGCCGTATAAAATTCAGTGTGACGACCTCAAGCCCATCATGGACTACAAGGTCGGTGACGAGGTCGAGGTGTGGTGGGAGTTGAGTCAATCAAGAATGATACTCACCAGGATTCGATTAGGTCTCTGTACCTAACTCTATGGAAAAATGACCACGTCTTAATATTTGTTAATATTTTATTGTCCAATAGTAATAACTGAAATATGTCTGGTGGCATTACGCAATTGGTAGCACTGGGGGCTCAGGATAGTCACCTGGTCGGTAGCCCAGAGGTGTCATTTTTCCAATCATCGTACAAACGTCACACTAATTTTTCTAGCGTGATTGATCGTCAGGTGATTCAGAACACCCCGTCGGCGAGTGGACTTTCGTCGATCCGCTTTGAGCGCAAGGGTGACCTTCTTTCGTACGTCTATCTCAGTAACGTAAGCGCCGCAGGATCGGTGACCAATACTAACTGGAATGAGATCGTGGACAAGGTCGAATTGTATATTGGTGGGCAGTTAATCGATACTCAAAATTTTGAATACTCGACCAAGATTCATACGGATATTATGGCAAACACTTTCTCTAAGACCAACTTCGGACCAACACCGGACGTATCTGGTTCAAATGATGGGTACTTTTATCCCTTCAAGTTTTGGTTCTGTGAGAACTGGCAGTCTGCGCTTCCTCTGATTGCCCTCCAGTACCATGATGTGGAGTGCAGGATCTACTGGAGCTCCAGTCTTCCCGCCAATCACACCATCGAGGCTTGGGCTCGCTACGTATACCTCGATGCCGATGAGCGTCGGTCAATGGCAGAGAAGTCTATGGAAATGTTGATTCACCAGGTTCAGCGGATTCCTAGTCCCTCATTGAAGACTGCCGATCTCACATTCAACCATCCCGTCAAGTTCTTGGCTTCGACCGCAAGCGCTTTCGACGCATCAAACACAGTCGTTCTCCAGCTCAACGGTGTGGATGTCGGAGAGAAGAAACAAGCGATCCCTCACTACAACCAGGTATCTTGTTACTATCACGTTCCATATGGCCCAAGTAGCACGGATCCAGGTGAAGGGTTTGAATCTGCGACTCTTATGATTCCCTTCTGTTTGGACTCATCCAAGCTTCAGCCCACAGGCACCTGCAACTTTTCGCGCATGGACTCTGCCAGGTTGGTATGCAGTTCTGCAATCAATGCCGATATTTATGCGGTTAATTACAATATTTTCAGAGTCCAGAACGGCATGGGTGGATTGCTATACGCGAACTAAATATCTAAAGTATTATTAGTAATATGTCGGGAGGACTTGCAGAATTGGTGGCGATCGGTGCCCAGGATGCACATATCGTCGGAAATCCCGAGATAAGCTTTTTTCAATCATCCTACAAACGTCACTCGAACTTTTCCAGTGTGATTGAACGGGAGGTCATTCAAGGCGTTCCTAAAAATAACGGATTCTCGACGATCCGCTTTGAACGCAAGGGTGATCTTCTTTCTTATGTTTACCTTATGGCTAAAAATAGTTATAATACTGTTATACAACCCACATGGTCCACTATGATAGATAAGATCGAACTTTACATTGGAGGGCAAAAAATTGACTCTCAGGACTATGATTTTTCGGCTTACATTTCCACTGAAATTATGGCGAATACACTTTCTAAGAGTATATTTGGTCCAGGTCCAAGTGGTAAAGACAATACCAACTTTTTTTACCCTATCAAATTCTGGTTCTCTGAGAACTGGCAGTCGGCACTCCCCTTGATTGCCCTCCAGTACCACGATGTGGAGATGAGAATCTACTGGGGCACCGACATCAGCCCATTGGATACAGCCATCACGACCGCGATTGCCAACTACAAGGCTGCACAAGCTGTTGGATTTACTGCAACAGAAGCGCCCAACACCTACCCCAATCGCGCCACACTTGAGTCTACATTCAAAGCAGCCGCCGATGCAGTGGAGGCTGACACTGGAGTTACTCTTAGGGATGCACTCACTGCCGCCGGTATCACAGGATATACTGTTGATGGAGCTGGTCTGATTACCGGAGATGTTCTTGCGGACAGCGGATCGCCAAACTATAGCGCGACTTCTCTTACCTACACGGCTACAGATGCCATTCTTGTTGGCAGTTCGTCAATCGAGGCATGGTCCAGGTATGTTTTTCTGGACGAGCCCGAGCGTCGCATGATGTCTGAACGACCTATGGATATGCTTATTCATCAGGTACAGAATATCCCGGCGCCGAATAACAAGACGACCGAACTTCCGTTCAATCACCCGGTTAAGTTTATTGCTTCCACCGCAAGCGCGTTTGCTGCAGACCAAAAGGTTCTTCTTCAGCTTAACGGTACGGATGTAGGTGAAAAGAAGCAAGCGATTCCACATTACACTGCGGTTTCGGCCTATCATCATCAGACTCAGTCTGGAACGGATGCAGCCAATAGTACTACTGGATACTACAATGTAAAACTGATGATCCCCTTCTGTCTGGATGCCTCCAAGCTCCAGCCCACCGGAACGTGCAACTTTTCGCGCATGGATTCGATCAAACTCATCAACGATTCAAGTATCAATGGTCCTATCTATGCGGTCAATTACAACATTCTCAGGGTCCAGAACGGGATGGGGGCTCTGCTTTACGCGAACTAAGTTTTCTAGCAGTATTGACGGCCTTTTCGGCCTGATCCTTGGGCATAAACATGAGCCAGGCGACGGTCATCCTCTCCTGGGTAAGAGTTCCGTCCTTCTTCATAGCGGCACATGCATCTTGAAATTGCTTTACGTAGTCCATAATGGAATTTCAAGGAGTTTATTATTTAATTAGTCTTGGGGACCTTGAGCAGCGGGACATCCGCCGAGAAGCACCGAGTGATGCTATTGGAGGGCACCGGACCCACGCGCTGAAGGTCGGTGATGGGCTTGAGCAGATCAGGACCCATCTTGGTGATCAGCTGGCGGTACTGGTAGTTAAGAGGATACGCAATACCATTATCAGCCATGATCTTATCGTTGATCAGCTGGTTAGAGGTGTAAATAGTGAAGGCGCGACCATCGGCCATACCAAGACGCTGAGACATCTTTTACTTATTCAGTAGATAAAAATCTCTGATCCTCTGGTGGAATGATTCTTTCTGATGTACCATTCTGTCATTCTTTTCCTTGAAGTTTATGAAGTCCCCCTCGACTAGTGGATCATAAAGAATTCTGATCAAGAACTTGTATGCCATGGCGATATCCTTGAAATTCTTGGCGCCCGACATTACGATGCTACCGGTTTTAAAAACACTGACCGTCATGTTGAACATCTTGGCTTTCACCGCCGAGTAAGTCTCTGGACTGTAAGATGGCTTTTTCACAAACTTTTTGTGTTTCTTGTAAAGATCCAACAAAGCCATCTGATCGATGCCGTGAGGGAGACGGAACGTTGCATTGATCATCTGTATTTCCATGGGTGACACGGGATTGTTTTTGGTCTCGGGAAAGACCTCATCTACTATTTTTTGGATCTCCTGGATGATTTCCAGTCCTTCCATTGGTGTAGATGATCCTGTCACGTGAATCTTCCCGTTCGGAAACAACTTGACAGAGCGCTTTTTGGTTTCGCCGACATCCTTTGACAGTGTCAGTGAGTTGTTGAAATGGGTTGTTCCCATGTTCCAACCACCGGTCCCGTCGACAAACTTCTCCTTGAAAGTCGCGAGAGGGGTCGTGATGCCATCCCTGCCTCCCATGACCGTCATCGTAGACACTCTAGGCAACGTGGGCTTAGGTTCCTGGATTTCATCACGCGCTTTGATGACGTTTCCAAGAAAGGTTCGAAAGTTTTTGGCTTCCATATTTAAAAGTAAGACTCCTCACTTCTTTAATATGAGATGTGGTCACTGTAAAAGAAAGAAGATTATCTGCGTTCCATGTGCTTACTGCGATCACGCGTCTCTGTGTACCTCTTGTATTCAAGTGGAGTTTCACGAGTGCCCAGGTATCCTGAATAAAATTCAGTTCGAGAGGGATACAATAGAAAAACGAAACCCTAAAATAGAGAGCGTCAAAATTACAAAAATTTGACGAGCGTCATAATACTGAGGGCTATGAGTATAGCTGAAGCAGCGTTACCCGCGAAGTTTGCAGCGTCCATACTACCGACCATGCCCTCCTTTTTTACGGTGATGGGTTCGTTGGGTTTGGGTGTGTCGTTCCAAGGAGGCAGTGAATATGTTCGCTCTGGTACTGGTTTCCTGTTCAGTGGATAATTCTGAGATCCCGGTGTGCAGTAGTACGGGGTTCTCCACCCCGCGGCGATGGTCTTCTCGCACCCCTGACTCGTTTCTGTCATGTGGGTTTCAAGTGGTCCTCCGAGCGCATCCCCTACGGGGCGAACGGCGTTAACAAGCGCCACCTGGGGTTCATCTGAGGGTTTATATACCGCCTTGTAAGCACCACCCAGAGGGACACCCGGCGTAAAATTCATCGGGTCGGCGTACGGATTTATCTTATTGATGGAAATTCCATCATTCAGTCTCATGTAGGACGACATCCTTGCTAGTTATACTGTTGAAATAAATTCCCACTTGAGAATTTCACACATGTCCTTCCATATGACATCCTGTTGAGTGAGTTTTTCCTTGGACTTCAAAAGTGGAAAGTAGGGAAGGTACTGGTCTTCTCCCAAAAGTTCGCAGAATTTGTAAAGAACGTATGGATAACTCAGAAAGTTCTTGCGATCCTTGGGACACACCTGGTCAAAGGGTTCCTGTATTTCATTGAACATGAGTCTGAGACGCTCTTCGAGAGCGATCGGCATTTCTGGCGGTCTCACGCCGGTAAGAATATTGGCAATATAAGGGATGTGTTCATAGTATTTATTTTGGCGCATTTTTTTCAAGAGGCCTCGTACCTTGGCGTGAGTTATTTTAGATACTTGTTCAATACGCTGTTTCTTGAGTTCATAACGCAATTGTTCTATCAATTCATCTGGAATATTAGCCGTTTCTTTACCTTGAAATTGCTGAACCCATTCATTGAAATGATTCTGTCTTTTATATGAATATTGAGTATTCTTTGAAATGTCCTGTTCGTCTTGGTAGGATAATCTGGTGGCTATATAACTCTCGCATGAACCACAATCCTGACATACGATTTCTCCTTCGGTCTCATTTTCGTGCACATTTGTAGAATTACAATTTTTACAATTATCGTTTTTGTTTATTGTATCTGTAGTATTAAAGTCTGTATCAATTGCTTGTGTAATATCTTGTTCTACTACGCGCATATATTCTAAAAATATATCACGACGACAATTCTCTTCGTGATATCTTTTTATATAAGGGGATGCCATAGTTATGTATTCATGTAAAGCATTTTGATCATTCTCATATTCTTTGATTTTTGTGTTATATCGTTCGAGTAAACTCATTTAAAGAAAAGTATCGTTATAACTTTAAATGTATAATTTTCTCGTCAAGCTTGTCGGGTGGTGGTATAACGAGGATCCCTATAAGGTAACTATGCCTTTGAAAATGATCTATGATATTAATACAAAAAAAGATTGTCTTTTTCCTTCGCCAGAGTGGAAGCGAATTATGGAGGGCTGGCCTTTGATGAACTCAGGAGAGACCTATATCACGTGTTACTATCCAGACTTCAGGGATGCCATTTACGTGTTGCGTAGAAAGAAGCCAGAGTGTGTTGAGAACATTCGTTATGAGCAGGAATATACCTACCGCGGTGCACCTTATTCTATGGTGACCAGAGACCCTATGCGCAGGATACGTGATATTGAAGAATCGGAAGGAATGAAAGGGCCGATCATGATTAACAAGGTCGAGGCAGTCATGGAAAATGGCGAAGTGAAGATGTGGGATACAGCTCGATTTCTGCGCTACGCCGGACCGAGGTCGGACTTTCACAACGTCAAAGACATCCGTATGGAGGATCTATTTGATGCCAATGAAGAGGTACCAGATGAGTGGCACGTCTATATGTTTGGTAAAAAGATTGTTATTAAGAAGAATGAAGAACTTACTCCTCGCACTTTGGTGCCAAGTAGAATCTAAGTTCACCTAGTGAAGTAACCTTATACTCCAGGACGAGAGGCATCTCCTCTCCGTGGTGGTGAAGTTTCATATTGGAACACATTGATGTTGCCTTTGTGAAAAGATTTAGATATTTAAGTGAAAATACATCTTTCATAGAATCGAATTTGGTGGTATCAGAGTCGATGTCATATTCAGTGTACTGTTCTGCAAAGTCACCAGTGCATCGGAACCCAATCTTTTTGAATGATCTCTCTATTACAAGTTCAGAACCAATATGCGAAATATCTCTACACAACCGCTGAAAATCTACGGTCTGAAAAGTTGTAATACTCATTACCACGAGTTTTGGTGCTTCAAACATCTCGTCGTTTATGTCCAAGAGTCGAAGGTTGAAATGACTTTTGCTCTTTTTTGTACTATTTTCAATAGAAATATTTAGTACATGATTTTCTTCAATCTTCATTACCAGTACATCATTTACTGTGACAGACTTCAAAACACGAAAAACATTTGTGGTATTAATACCAACAATAATTTCATTTTCACATGAATATTCTTCAAATTGATTACCATCCAGAAATAGTTCTACCATAGCAGTGCGAGCATTGTCTAGGGTCAACATGTGAATCCCCTTTTTGCTAAAAGATACATTAACATCGTTGAGGATGTCTTTGAGAACCTCAAAGATGTTTTTAAATGCAGTTGCTTGAATAGTTTTCAAGAACATTTACTAGAATCATTGCGCGTTTTCTTTAATTCGCGCACATAAAGATCTTCAAGAAATTGTTTGAATCCAGAGTCCCCACGTTCCTTGATGAATTCTTTCCACGAACTGTATCCTTGTTTATACGAATATGTATTTCCAAGTGACTTTGGAACTTCTTCTGGGTTTGTGATCATTTAGTTAGTTGTGGTTTTCTTGTTTATCTTGGCTTCCAACTCGGGTGTCATAAGAGGCGCCAGCGGAGCGCCATAGGATTCAAGATCAAATAGACCTGGTGCCGAAGTGGGATTTCCATCAAATGATGCGAATGCCGAATGATCAAAGGATTCCACTTCACTTGGCATCATGGAAAGAACCCACTGCTTGACTTCTGGACCCATCAAAGGTCTCCCGTCCTTGGTGATCAATGCTGGAACATGGGTAAGCACCTTGCGATAATCTTCTGGAACAGATTCTTCGTGAATGTTTTGGTACTTGATCTGATCCTTGATAGGACATTGATCCAATAGATTGAATATCTCAAGACAGTGTTGACAGCGTGGACTGTACAACATGATGGCAAACATGCTTTCTTACAAGCGTTGGTGAATTTATCAGGGGATATAATTTCGCACCAGTATATAAGATGCGTATGCAGACTATATTTTTCATCGTGCTGGTTGTCGCGATTGTGGGATACCTTGTCATGAACCGCGAGGGACTCAGGTGGGATCGCGGGTTCGCTGGATTCCGTCCCGCCGTCACCGGTGTGATAACAGAAGGTAATCTCGAGATTACCGGAAACCCAGTAGAGGATGTATCGATCAAAGCATTTATGATTAAGAAGATTTTGGACGCCACCGTCAATGAAATATTCAATACACAAGGGCTGAAAATGTTCCCAATTGAAACTATCTTCATTCAAGTGTTTGATTCACCGGACAAGATTAGCGAACTCAAACAGAAACGCCCAGACGTTTATGATTCATATGTCGAGTTCCTTCAGGCTCGTGACAAGAACGCCTTACTCACCAGGGACGGAGACGGCACTGATCAAGAACAATTAGCTCGAACCGCACTGATCAACTACCTTGATCAACTCAAGCGAGATCAGAACTATTCCACGGTTCCTGATAATGTTCCAGCGACGTACCGATGCCGTTTCCTGCTTCTTGAAACAGAGCGCTTCTACGGTACCGAAGTGGACGTTATTGCCATTGGAGATGAGGATGGCATCAAGATTCAAGGTATTACCAGTCAGCCCTTAAAGAACGGCGAAAAGATCAAGGCTTTTCAGGATACACTCACTGCAGGCGAATGGATGCCCTACGATACCATTGCCAACTCTAACGTGCCCAACAAGAGCGCCCTGGCACTTGTCGATAAGGCGATCAAGGACAAGTGGGGCGATGGCGAAGACATGAGGTATAGTAAGACCGTTTCCGCTGCAACCGAGTGGCTCGCCAATAATCCAGACGAGGATACGACAAATGTGAATTAGTAAAAACTAAAAGATTAATAGAAATGCCCTTGAGGGTGGACGAAGTTCAACAGATCGACCACAGAAAACGAGAGCTAAAAAAGAAACTCTATACGGAGATTTACGAACGCGCCAGCACCAAGGTGAGGCAAGTCGCTGATTTGGGACTGCACGAAACTTGGGTTCAGGTGCCTTCGTTCCTTATAGGATTCCCTTCATTTGACCTGAACAAGGCCGCCCAGTACGTCGAGCGACAATTCATCAACGGCGGTTTCTTCACACAATTATATGAAAATGGTCAATTGTTTGTTTCGTGGTACCCCAAGACGTCCAAAAAGTCCAGTTCCAAGCCCAAGTCCAAGCCCAAAGAGCCGGAAAATGAGTTTGCATCCCTCGCGAACCTCAAAAAAGCCGCGGACAAATATCGCTGAATTAAATACATTTTATCAGTAACTATGGACAATAACCTTAATGTTCTTGTGGAGGCCAAGAAGGAACTATTGAACCAACTTTCGTCCACAATTTTGCCCAGCGCTCTGGACTGCATGGACTCGCTCTACGCCGAAGCCAAGGTGGAGACCCAGGGACGCAACACGCTCAAAATGTTTCAGGAGAAACTCGCCAATATCCCTAAGTGGAACAACTATCGGATCGATTCAGAGGTCGGCAAGTGTGTGGATAGGTGTGGTGGATGCCTGGATGAGATGACGGCGGCATGCTTCGTGGCCACGGTCAAGATCATTTCGTCGGTCAGGCTCTCCAAGGACTCGCGCAAGGTGTCTCTCAAGATTCCCACCAACGACGTTTTCGTGCTGGGCGTCTACACCAACGTCGCCAAGCGGATCTATGAGGATCCCTACATCTATCAGGAGGTCGGGAGCAGGAACGACCGTCGCAAGGATCTCATCAAGCGGATGGAAGGGGTGGTCGAAGAGACGGTCAAGGAGATGCTTCCGATCAATCAGATCCTGAAGACCTACCTTAACAAGAATGCCGTGGACGTCATGAACGGTGAGACGATCGAGCCCGAGCCTGAGCCCGAGCCAATGGAAGAAGAGACTGGTATGTTTCCAAGCGAGGGGGAGATTCCCGTGGGAGGTGAATATGATGAGGAATCACACGAAGAACCTGAACAGGAACCGGAACCTGAACCGGAACCTGAAATGGCATCAGAAGAACCGGACATGGAACCACCTCAGGAGACCAAGAATTTTACGTTCAACGACAAGATTATGAGGAGGGCGCCCATGACACCGATGGACGAAGAAGAAGATTTTTCTATAAATCCCAATGCGAACCGTTAAACATACTAAAATCTGCTTTATGTAATAATGATCAGCGATTCGCTTAAAAATCCTTTGATCGCGGCTTTGGTCGGTGCGGTCGTCACAATGGCCTACATCCAGTTGGTCGCCCGTATCAATCGCGAGGCGCCTCCCAGGAATGCGGACATGATCAAACCGGCGATTCTGAATGCCATTCTGGTAGGCGCGATCGTCTATCTCGGCATCTCTCAGCGCGAGGAGATTTATGAGACGCCCTTTCCAGAAGTTAGTCGCGGTATGTAATTAAAGATTTTACTCCTTTTAAATAGTACGAAATGGCCAGTGTAGATACATTTAACGAACTTCTTCTACAGTTTGTGGATGAACTGGCTCACACGTTCCCAGAGAATACCATTGTGAAGACCTACAGGAACACGGTCGGCATGCTGATCAAGAAGGATGCTGGTGTATGTCTGGAAACGTTTATGAAAAATGTGAAGCCTCACGAAGATCTGATTCGCAATCAGGATGAGAAGATCTTCGAGGAACTTTCGCGTAGCTATGGAATTTTGAAGACCCTCGACCTCGAGTCCATGTGGAATTCTGAGCTTTCGGATGGAAGTCGCTCGGCGATCTGGCAGTATGTTCAGGGTCTCTACGTGCTCGGTAACAACGTCAGCGAGGAGGAGATCCAGGCGTCCCGCCAAACCAAGATGGACTTTTCACCCGAAATGATCAATAAGATGTTTGCACCCCAGGGCGAAGATGTCGACGCCGAGTCTAACCCCTTTGCCGGTATCCTTGGAAATCTTTTGAACCCGGCGATGATGCAGGAGATGACCTCCAAGGTCGAGCAGCAGTTCGGCGACGGTCAGGGAGGTCTCGATGAAGCGAAGATCATGGGCGCCCTTGGCCCGCTCATGGGAAATCTGAGCAAGATTCTTCAGCAGCCACCCGGTGCATCCGAGTGAAAAAAATAACTAGTCAATAAATAAGAATGGAACAACCGTGGTTTAGAAATCCATCGCATCTGTTTGCCAAGAACAAGGTGCTACTCTTTTGGCCTTTGGCCAAGCAGACCCCCGTGGAGAGGCTCAATGCCGCCACGAGGTTCATCCTCTACACCATGGCGATCCTTTACGTCATCAATCGCGACATCAGGGTTATTTACCTGGGTCTCACGGTTATCATGGTCATGGCTTCCATGCTTCTGGCGGGAGGCATCAAGGAAGGCATGCGACCAGCTTCGTTCGAGGAGGAGGGGGTCAGATTCAACGCGACCACCCCAGGGCAGTCGTGCGAGCAACCGACCAAGGAAAATCCCATGGCCAATGTACTTATTTCGGACTACGTGGACAACCCGAAGCGAACGGCGGCGTGCTATTACCCGACCGTCAAGGACAAGGTGAAGAAGTTTATGAACGACGGCACTCCCACCGACCAGGCTGACGTCTATTCGAGCCGAAACCAGGCGTCCCGTGCCTTTTACAGCATGCCGTCAACGACCATCCCCAACGATCAGAGCGCATTCCTTCGCGGTGCCTATGCCCCGTTGATGAACAAGGTCTGTCGGGATAATACCGATGCTTGCTATCCCAGTGACGCGTCAATGTTTGGACAGTCCAGGATGCCCGAACTTCAGCAGCTCAGAGGAACTTTCGGTGGCACCACTAGTTAAAATCTCTGGTGATAGTAATATGGCTTATCAGCTCAACACGTCAAAGGTTCTTTTGGATGCCGAGAGTCTGCCAGTGGATTGCGCCTACGATCACGTGATCGCGCCTCCGGTAGTCAGCAACCTCAATTATGCAGGTTCGGGTCGCGCTTCGACACCCCTCTACGGGACGGCCCCTTACATGGCTGGCAAGGGGGCTCCAGGAAATCTGATTCTGGTCGAGGACATGCTCCGGCCTCAGTCTAGCACGTTCTTCAAGAAGGGCTATGCCGGTCGCCAATACGACTTCCCTTCAATGGAGATGTCTTGCTCGGTGCCTCTTCGTACTCGGTCGTGGGATCCCGCGAGCAGCCGGGCGAATGTTCAGAACGCCGTTTTTGATCGTCGTTATCCAGCCTAATTTAAATCTACCCTAGTTTTAATATGGACCCATTGAGTCTTGTGGCCTTGTTAGGGATTGCTGTGGCGGGTCGTCAAATCGCCAGCAGTGACCGCAAAGAAGGTTTTACTCCAGCACCCGTTCCGAACCGGGAGACACAGCAATTGCCGTTTTTTGGCAACAATGTGAATACTCCAACCCAGGAATTGACAGCCGTGACGGATCTGTTCACCGGGACGTTCAATCCAAATAATCCGATGGGTGGCGTCATCAACCCTAAGAAAGAGGTCGTGGCAACCCTTCAAGATACAGCACCCAATGCACAGTTCCCGTTTGGACAGCCCGTATATAATCTGTATGATCGCCAGAATGTCTCGAGTCGCATGAACAATCTGTCGTCCGCCGAGCGAAGGTTCGTCGGTCCCGGTATCGGCGTCCCGGCCAACGTTCCCGCCTACGGTGGCTATCAGCAGCAGTTCCGCGTGATGCCCAATAATGTCGGTGCCTATCGCCTGACCACTCTTCCGGGCAGGTCGGGTCCCGCCAAGGATTTTGTTGACCGTGGGGCAGAGCGTATAACGGTGACTCAGAACCGCCCCGAGAAGACATACCAACTTTTGGGCGCCGAGGGAAAGCGTCCTCTGGAACAGGGTCGCGCGCAGGGTCAGGGTGGAATGCTCACCGGACAGCGCGAACGCGAACAGTATGTGAAGACGCAGCGACCCACCATCCGCTCGGAAACCACGACCCGCATGGACGGTCTTGAGTTTGGTGCACCTAAACGCATAGTATCCTCTGCAACAAATCAGGACACTCCTACGCGCAACAAGGCAAACTTTGTGGCGCGAACCAACGACGTGGCTGCTCCCGGAATCCACTCGTTCGAAGGTGCCTACCAGAACACCCAAAATACTATCCTTCTGCGTCCCGCCGAACGCGGCAACAAGGGCTACACGCCTCCGGGTGGCCGCATGAACGTTCGCGGCTCGGCCACACAAGTTCAGGGCAAAATCACCAAGACCCGCGACAGTCTTTCCACGGTCGTAGAGGGAGGCGCCGGAAACCAGTCCATCGCCCAAAATTACGATATCACTTGGAAGCAGAATAACAATGCCTACAAGGGAAATGCAGATTTCAGGACAAACAACTTGGGCCTTGCTGTCAAACAATTGGACAACAATCCATTCGCTATGTCGCTGGCACAACGTTAAACATCATAAATCCTACACTCTAGAGCATGAGGTTCTTCCTTACAGAATAACTCCATGGCATCCAGTTTGTTCTCTTGTTCACGAACCTTTTGATCGTGAAGACGAGAATAGAGCTCCTCGTGCTCCATCCAGTCGTGGACATGCTCGTGAGGATTTTCAATCATCTTCTTGGTGGGTCTCTTCAGTTCGGTGCGCTTATTGAACATGTACGCAGGCACGTTCCTGAACAAGCAACTGTAGTAGAGCATATTTAAAAATAAAAATCATTATATTTTTAAGTATGAGACACGAGACGATCGCCATGGAAGTTTCACCCCTGGAATTTGAGGGCATCAGGACTATTGACTTCGACGCCCAGGTGGATGACCATGAAAAAATGGTGACTGTCACGATGTCCAGATACTTCATTGGGGATCTACATGATGAATGTGTCAAGAAGGCAAAGAAGATATACAAAGGATACAGGGTTAAAACTAACATGGCATTGTAGACTAAACTATGGAGACAACTACCATTGAAGTGCCAGTGAACCCCTTCCACTACGATGGATTGCGAAGTATTGGAATACCCATCAAGGTGGATCACAAAGAACAAATGATCTACGTTGATTTCATGTCAAATCAAGGAACCAAAATCATGGAAAATTTCCTTTCAGAGGTCGGTCACACGTTTCCTGGCTATGAGATCAGGGTAGCCAGGCTTGACCAGTGAGAACCGCCTTCGCGTACTTTGTGGCGATCATCGAGTGGATCATCGGCCAGTCCATGACGTTGCTGGCGTTAATAGTTAACCCAAATGGATTAGAGTTTACGTAACGGACAAACTCCTTGCCGTTCTTTTGAGATTCGGGTGAAGTGTAATGCTCCATCTTCTCAAAAGAGCCCTTCAGCCAGTGAACATGCTTTTCATTCTGAGGGTCGAACCTGTCCATCGTTATTAGTTGAATATGTTTTTATGTCTTTAATTAATAGTAATGAGTTCCATAGACAACTCTTCTGATTTTGATGGAGGGATTGTTGCTTCAGGGAAGAGAGGTGTCATTCAGTTGAGTGACGGGAACTTTAACCTAACTTCAAATAAAGATCTAAAATCAGATCCAGTGACAGGAACTGTCACAACAACGGGACTAACAACCACTGGTACGGTTTTTGCTGCTACTGTATCAACATCGAATCTCGTGGCAGACACGATTACCAATCTCACCGTTGTAGGCGATGCAACCATAACAGGGAATGCCATAGTGGATGGAACTATTTCTTCGGCGGGACTTACATCTTCTGAAAATATTACAATTACAGGAGCTGGAAATTATCTCTCCTCGTCCGGTGTTACAGCATCCAATATCAATGCCACATCAAATCTGTATGTCAGCGGTCCTGCTGACGTCACTGGCACTCTTTCTGCTTTGAGTATGACGACACCTCGTCTGAGCGTTTCAGATCATGTATTGATCACTGGAAATTTGTCAGTAACAGGAGGTTTTGTCACAATTACGTCAACTAGTACAGAGTCATTTGCACTGAATGTTCAAAATGCAGGCACCGGTCCCGCTATTGTAGCAAATCAAACAGGACTTCAGCCCGTAGTGGATTTTCAAGATGAAGGTAATAGTGTGTTTTTCATTTCTGGTGGAGAAGGTGTCCATCCAGCTGCATATGTAGGTATTGGAACAACTACACCAACTAAAAAATTGGACGTTGTCGGAGAAATTAGAGGTACTAACTTGACCGCGACGGGGATCTTGGATTCTTCTAACGTCAACACATCGAATCTTTATGTATCAGGACCTGCAGACATTACAGGTACATTAAGCTCGTCCAACGTTAACACATCAAATCTTTATCTATCAGGACCCGCTAATATTACAGGAACGCTAAGTGCGTCCAATATCCAGACCTCTAACCTCACGATCACCAATCTCAACACCGTCACCAACGACGCCTTCATAGGAGGAACTCTAAGTGCGTCCAATATCCAGACCTCGAATCTCACTGTAACCAACCTCAACACCGTCACCAACGACGCCTTCATTGGGGGAACCCTAAGTGCATCCAACATTCAGTCCTCTAACCTCACGATCACCAACCTCAACACCGTCACCAACGACGCCTTCATCGGAGGAACCCTAAGTGCGTCCAACATTCAGACCTCTAACCTCACGATCACCAATCTCAACACCGTCACCAACGACGCCTTCATAGGAGGAACCCTAAGTGCGTCCAATATCCAGACCTCTAACCTCACGGTCACCAATTCTCATGAAGTTCTCGGCACTCTAAGTGCGTCCAATATCCAGACCTCGAATCTCACTGTAACCAACCTCAACACCGTCACCAACGACGCCTTCATTGGGGGAACACTAAGTGCGTCCAATATCCAGTCCTCGAACCTCACGATCACCAACCTCAACACGGTCACCAACGACGCCTTCATAGGAGGAACCCTAAGTGCGTCCAATATCCAGACCTCTAACCTCACGGTCACCAATTCTCATGAAGTTCTTGGCACTCTAAGTGCATCCAACATTCAGACCTCGAACCTCACTGTAACCAACCTCAACACCGTCACCAACGACGCCTTCATCGGAGGAACCCTAAGTGCGTCCAACATTCAGACCTCTAACCTCACGATCACCAATCTCAACACCGTCACCAACGACGCCTTCATTGGGGGAACACTAAGTGCGTCCAACATCCAGACCTCTAACCTCACGGTCACCAATTCTCATGAAGTTCTCGGCACTCTAAGTGCATCCAATATCCAGACCTCGAACCTTACGGTAACCAACCTCAACACGGTCACCAACGACGCCTTCATCGGAGGAACTCTAAGTGCATCCAACATTCAGTCCTCTAACCTCACGATCACCAACCTCAACACGGTCACCAACGACGCCTTCATAGGAGGAACCTTAAGTGCGTCCAATATCCAGACCTCTAACCTCACGGTCACCAATTCTCATGAAGTTCTCGGCACTCTAAGTGCGTCCAATATCCAGACCTCGAATCTCACGGTCACCAACCTCAACACCGTCACCAACGACGCCTTCATTGGGGGAACCCTAAGTGCATCCAACATTCAGTCCTCTAACCTCACGATCACCAACCTCAACACGGTCACCAACGACGCCTTCATAGGAGGAACCTTAAGTGCGTCCAAAATTGATTCTTCAGGAACAATAACCGCAAGTGATAGTTTCATACACGATATTGGTTCAACCAATCCAAGTGATTTTTTGGCCCTTACAACTCCAGGTTTTACTACAGCAAAATATGTTTATACAAAAGCTATCGTTAATGAGGCTCAGGTGGGACTAAGCCCTGCTGCAATTGTATTTGGAAACAACAATGTATATGGAAGTAATCAAATTTCACTTGTGACTAAAGGTAATACAATGTTATATGTAGACGACAGCAATGTAACCGTACCAAATTCCAACGTGTCTAATTTGGCGTCTATACAACTTATATCTTCTGAGATTCCAAATGATGATTGTTTGCAAGTTTACAATACAAACGGAGCATTGAGAGCAAACATCCAATATAACGGCGACGCAACCTTCAGAACCATTACAGTTTCCAACATTCAAGGTGGGTCACCATTGACAATTGGTGCATCAGATGGAGTGACTATTACATCAGACGTAGTCGTCAATAACGGGGGGTCTTTTACAGTAGGAACATTGGTTTATGAAACACTCACGTCCACACCAGGTCAAATGGCTAATCTCGAAGCTAACATCATTACGTCTTCAAATATAAATGCTACTGCAAATCTTTATGTAAATGGTCTAGCTACAATTGATGGAACACTCACCGCATCTTTGTTGTTAGGAGATGGAGGTTTGCTTAGCAACACCGCGGCCCAACCAAATCTTCAAGGCGTGACAGATCAAGGCGCAGTCACAACTGCCACAATTGATGTAGGTGGACTGACGACATCTGGAACCATCACGACCTCTAACATCACGCACGATTCGGAACTCACCATTACATCAAACTTGCTCATGGGATCGGACAAGACCCTGACGACCTCTAACATCACACACGATTCGGAACTCACCATTACATCAAACTTGCTCATGGGATCGGACAAGACCCTGACGACCTCGAACCTCGTGGGATCGTCCTTTCTGACCGTGACCGCCAACACCAACGTGGTCGCGGAGTTCACGGAATCGTCACGATACTATCACGTCAAAGAACCAAGGTCTGCGATGACCGCAAATTCCAGTTTTGGTTACACGGCGAGCGCAAGCAGTCAATATAGTGGAAGTTATCAACCTTATGAAGCATTTAATGGTAAGTATAAAACAGTCAACGGCGATTCATGGATATCTTATCTAGATAGCTACGTAACCACTACAGGGTTACCAACAGATGGTACAGACAGTTTTCAGGGGACAAATGGTTCTTGGCTAAAAATACAATTACAGAATACCTTTAAAGTACAGTATGTAAAGATATACC